TGATAAAGCTGGTGGTGACTCGCAGTAATGGCTGTACCTGCTTACACAACTGACCTTGTTACTCTAGCCATAGGCGACATCGGCACTGATGCCGGTACGTGGGATGAGAGTTCTGATGGCGGTTGGGATACTGGCGGCGCGATGGTGGATGATGGCAACCTGTATTATAATGGAGCTGCTTGCGTATCTGCTCAGTTGACAAAAGATAGTAATGGGTCTGGTACTACCGGTCCTGCTACCATCATGTACGACCACACTTCCTCTGTAACGATTCCTGCCGATGGTGCTGCAATCATCCACCACCTATGGGCTGCGCCTCCTGCACTGAACACTAAAGCGAATGGCGGTGTTAAAGTTTTAGTCGGTAATAACATCGGTGATTTCTGGGCATGGAATATCTCAGGTAATGATTTCGCTCCCGCCCCCCGT